CTCCATATCAAGCACGTTGGTCACTACCCAAATTTTAGGGCGATACACAATACGATCATCAGGATGCGACGGAAAGCACTCGTCAAGCTGATGCACTTCATCGTGATATACTTTTTCCCATCGATTGTATTTGCCATCGGATCGCTTGGTGTATTCAATCTTTCGCTTGGTAGACATAAGGAACGTATCCTCCAAAAATGTTGAAAATCCAGTTAATTTGCCACCCTAAAGCAAAAGGCCCGGCGTTGTCAAGCGACAATTTCACCGGGCCTTGATACATAAACTCACTATAAGTTTAATCAGATATAGATATCTTTTCTAAACTATCAATATAATCTTTAGTAACAGTTTGTAAATCCATTATATAGTTTTTCAATGGTACGATGTAAGGATAGTCTGGCATCTCTTCATCAAATACTGATAATAAAGTTTTTATATCAGAAACTCTTTGCTTAACAACAATTTTACTTTCTGGCGTGAGTGTCACTGTGACTTGAGACAGTAAAGCTTCTGTGTTATCGGTTGACATACTTTTTAGCGGTGACAAATTTTTATAATTGACAAAATCATTCTTCACGCTCCTATATCTACAATTTCACAAACTCCACCAGTACACGCCAACTCCTGTGTTCCTGTAGTAGTATCACCTTTTTCATATTGTTGTAATTCGTCCCAATCAATTGACAAAGGCATTTTAGTTGACAAATCAAGATACATATTCTTGTCTATATCTTGATAAGGTGCTTGTTTGTATGTGTGTTCAGAGAATGGTAGAAAAGATATTCCTGACAATGATTCAAAGTGATCCCAACACCAAGAACCTACTTCAAGCCATTCATGTTCCTTGACAGAAATAGTGACAGAAGGTTTGTGTTCACAATAGTTGTCTGCAATCTTCAACCACAATTCTAGTTGTTCTAACGCTGACATATCATTTCTACAAACTGCATTGTCTGGACTTTTCATAGGAAATGAAAACACAGTGACACTATCTGGTGACGTAAAGTCTGGTTCGTTTGGTACATTCTTGTCACGCATAAACTCAGTTAACGGGTCTTTGTTGTCTCCTCTGACAGTACGAATAAAGTAGTCGTTGTGCCTTGCGTGAATGCCTGATGCAGCATCAACCAACTGTGACACTGTGCCTGACGGTTTGACACAAGTGACAGCAGCACTTTGATTAATACCTATGTCGGCTGACAAATTTATATTAGCAACAACTGCCATTTCTTTTAGCCATTGCAATTCCTCTTCTGTCGCATTGTAAACAGCAGGACAATCCATTATTCCAGTAAGTGACACACCAAGCAATCTTTCTTCTTCTGTTGTGTCTTTCCACCGTTTACGCAAATAACTAAAGTTAGTTAACGTAGCTTGAAAGGTTCCAAGAATTGTAGCAATCCTAACTTTATCTAACAATGTATCTATAGTGTCATCATGGCGACAAACAACTTCTGAAAGATTACAAAACTGGTAAGGTTTAAGAATAATCTCACAACAAGGATTAGTACCAAAATCTATATCGCCATTCCTTCTACCATTAGAAGAAGCTTTTTCTTTTGCAGATATTCTGTTGAAGATACCTCGCTCACCACTTTTGCTTTCATACAGTGACAACCATTCTTTCATAAAGATACCTATATCAGGTTTCTCTGTGTAACAAACGGAGTTGTTAGCTAAAGCTCTTTGAGGATTATCTACCCACCATTCTCCGCTCTTAGCCATACGCATACGTTCATCTGTAAGGTTTGACAAAGATATAAGCGCAGACCTACGCACTCCACCTACTACTACAACTTGTCCAATCTTACACATAAGATCGTGACATTCTATTGACGTTAACTTACGACCTCTAGATTTCTTGAATGTGTTAATTGTGAAGTCAAACAAATCAATAAGAGGCTCCGGTCCAGAAGCTCTTCCACCAAAAGTTTTAAGTCTTGCACCAGCGGGTCTGATCTTTGACGTATCTATTTTAGGAATACGATTGGTATACAAAAAAGAAATAAGATCACGTAATCCTCTTGCCCAGCCTTCTTTAGAATCTGCAACAGAAATCAGATCATCAGAACTTTCAAAATCAATATCAGGAACAGTAGGAAGTTTGTTGACATACTGTCTTTCTACTGAAAAACCTACACCAGTTCCATTCATAAGAATGTACAAACACTCATCAAAAGATCGTGGTGAATCCACAGGAAGATAAGAACAGTTATACCCTGCAATGTTTTCTCTTTTAAGAGCAGGACCAGCAGTCATCAATGCTCTCATTGACCCTAGAACTTCAAGATTGAACATAGAAGTTTCAATCTCAGAATACATATCGTCTGGAATAGTGTAGTCGTAGTTCTCTTTAAGGTGGTCTGACATAAATGACAGATACCTATTGATAGTTTCTTTCCAAGTTTCTCTTCTTTCTTTCTGATCTATCCATCGTGAGTACCGTGATAGATGTATAAAGTTTTGATAATCTGTTGGCAACATGTTCACTTTACCCCCTCTATAAGTTTGTTGAGATACCAAGAAGATTTTAATAAGTCTTCTTTTGGTTTCCCTTTATGTTTATATCTTATAATATACTTCAAAATATTTCCTTTAAGATAACCTCTAAACTCTTCATCAGTCATAGAAGCTTGAATAATATCAATAGCTTCCAACCCTTGCATGTTGTAGTGTTGTGGATGATTAATGATATCCGCTACCATTTGGCGGTCCTTTCGCTTTATTTAACAAATTAGGTAAAAAATCTACAACATTATCTCCCATTTGTTTTAAAATATATTTAGAACCTTTCGTATAAACTTCCATTAAAGATTCTTGAAGTATGCAAAAGAGTCCTTGAGAAATTATAAAAGACATTGATGCTCTTGGATCATCATTGTTAGTTGTGTCAATAACTTTTACATTAAAATAACCGTCATCCACTTCACTTTCATCCTCTAATTCTGTAAAAAGTCCATATTCACTTAAAGGATTTTTTTTAATATCTTCCAGAATAATGTATACTCTGTTAGGTCTTAAATCCCTTTTCTCTTCTTCAAGAATTTCTTTTATTCTTTCTTCTTCTTCTTCTTCTTCATCCATTCTTTCGGTATCCTTTCTTTAGAAAATACAAAACCATTTTTAGTACACCAATCACCATACGTTGTTTTAGATGATCTTGACAACCTGTTATATGGCGTCATAAACACAAACCTAAGATCAATGTCGGGATGCTGATCTGATACACAAAGATGTTTTGTTCTATCAGAAGTAGTAAACCTTCCTTTAGTTTCTATATAAAGATCATAGTCTGGAAGATAGAAGTCAGGTGTATAAGTTCTAGGTTTTGGTATCCAAGTTAACTTTTTAGTTTCGTACTCGTAATCTATCTTTCTTTCTTCAAGATCACGCGCAAAATCTCTTTCAAAAAGAGAACGAAATCTGTAGTCTTTGTATTTCTTAGCCATCACGGTCTATAGATACGCAGAAGTTTAGTTATTCTATTTCTAAAATATTTATAGGAACGAGGAGATATTTCAAGAAACCTATCTTCATTGTAGGAATCAAAATCTCCTTTTGCAAATACAGCAGTTCCATCCATTCTCAGAAAATCTTCTAAACTCCCTATATCTTCCTTCATTTTGTCTATGTTATATCTAAACTCTTTATCGTCCCAATAACATCCTATTTGATCACCGTGAGCTTTCTTTAATCTTAAACCTATTCCTTGATCAGAATCTCTAAGAAAAGTAGCTAACGCAGTTCCACCAGACTTCTTGTCATTCTCCAAATAAGCAAACATTACAGTAGAATTATTGATGACATCTTCTGTAAGAACTTTTTGTTGAACGTAGATTGACACGTTACATTAACTCATTGTCTTTTTGATTTTGAGAAGAAACTTCGTTAAGTCTTCCTGTATTTGTGTCATAGAACAACGTACTGCAAAGACCAGTTATTCCACTAAACCTATTCTTGATGACACGTACCTTTGTTGTGTTTCTTTCAACAGGACAATCAGCTTGCCCGTTACGTTCCAACCCCAGTACGATATCACTTAACTGACCAATACTGTGCGATCCTCTAAGATGGTTCAATGACAACTCTTTACCTTCTTCATGTGAACCTTCTTGAGTTCGTCTTAGGTGACTTGCAATGATAAGACTAATATCAAGTTCTTGTACAAGAGTACGTAGCTTGGTCATACACTGATCAATGTTTCTTCTTTCATCTGCTCCAAACTCTTGAGAACTGACAAGAATAGATATGTGGTCAAGAACTATATACTTACATTTAAGTATCTTTACCATGTACCTTATTCTGTTTGTAATGTTCTCAATAGCATTGGAACCAAAATGATCAAAGAAAAATATTCTTCCACTTCCTACAGTGTTGTCATAAGCTTCTCTATATTCTTCCAATGTGTATTCAGTAGTAGGAAGATGATAGTTCTTGTTTG